CTGGCTGCGGTTGGCAGTAGCATTCCGGACCGCTGCGGCGTCTTTCGCTATCGGTGTCGGCAGGAGCTGCTGTACCGCGATCGTCAGCGGAGTGCCCTGGCCGTTGCCGTTGATTCCCTTCTCAAGATTCCGCTGGCGACGAGCCTCCCAGGACTCCAGGCCCTCACCGTCGTTGAAGACTCCTGCCGACGGAGTCGGCAGGAGTGATCCCGGGATCACTGGGGCCGGGATCACTGGGGCCGGGAGCGCGTACGCGCGGCCCGCGGTCATCATGCCTGAGGGCGGGAACTTGCCCTCGAGCGGCTCCCGGCCGAAAAAGCTGCCCTGCGGATCCCACCAGGTGCCGTCCTCGTAGATCGCGACCGGATCCCCGGCCGGAGCGCTGCAGGCAGCGTAGTCACGGTCTATCGCGATCATGAACAGCCTGTGGCGCCTGTGCGGGGCTCCGGCGTCGCTGGCCTTGATCAGCGCCCAGTGCAGGTCATACCCCGCACAGTGCAGGTCGCCCGTTACCTGGCCGAATCCCATCTTCACGGCCAGGTGGTTCGGCACGTTCTCGAAGATCGCTAGCTTCGGCCGCAACATAGTGAGGGCCGGAACGATGAACGGCCAGATATTGCGCTCGTCCGCCGTGCCCAGCTGCTTGCCTGCGAGAGAGAAAGGCTGGCACGGGTACCCACCTGCGAAGATGTCCACCTCGGGAACGGAGGCCCAGTCAACCTGCGTGATATCACCCAGGTTGGGCACACCGGGACAGCGGTGAGCCAGCAGTTTCGAGACATCCGGATCGCTGTCTGCGACCCAGGTCAGCTCGCCGCCGAAGGCGCTCTGGACAGCGGCATCCAGCCCGAGGTAACCGGAGCAGATGCTGCCGATACGGAAACTGTCCGCCGCGTCCGGGGTCTTCAAGGGCATGGGATCAGCTCTGCTCATTCATACGGCGGGCATCAGCGATGATCTGCCGCTTCTCGGCCTCAAGCTTGTTCTGGTCAATGTCAGCCCAGTCGGCAAGCAGCTGCGTGATGTCGCGCGTCTCGTGCACCCAGCTCTTGGCCGTGACCACATAAGTAAGTCCCTTGCCGCAGCGGCAGCACTGTCCTTGGGTCGCGGCACCCTCGGTCTCGCGCTCCGGGTCCTGCCAGTGCAGGCAGTGGCGCCGCCACCACGCAGTACCCGTGTCGCCGTCGATGTGCCGCGCCTGGTCGCACGGGCGCTGGTTTTCGAGGTCGAGCTTCACGTGGCACTCGGGGTCGGTCGGCCACTCGTCGGTAAGGTCCTCGCGCCATGTCATAAGCCGGATTCCCTGGCTGGACAGCCATTCAAGGAATTCACCGGCCGGGCCGGTCTCGTCTCTGACCGCGCGGAGCTTGTCGTGCTCAGGGTAGCTGCTCATCATTGCGCCCTCCATCGTTCTTGTCCCGGCCCGGCCGGCTCTCTGGCGGCTGCCGCTCCAGCCGCCAGAGGATCTCTGCGTGCAGAGATCGGCGAGAGCGCTGTGCCGCAGCTTTCAGCTTCGCGTGCAGCTCGTCGGGCAGGCGCAATGACATTCGCTTGGCCATGGCATCATTATACCACTTCGATTGCCCTGTTCCGGCATCATGATGATGCCGGTTTTTGGGATGACTTCTTGCTGTTATCGCTCATGCGACCCTCGCCTCCGCTGCGCCCGTCAGCTCGTTCGCGAACGCCCACGCAACAAGAACGTCCAGGTACCGCAGATCGGTGTACATCGCGATGACGGTCTTGCCGTCAGCACGGCACCGGTATTCGCCGGGGGCGCCCGGATCGCCGAAGCCGTGCCGGGCCTCGGCCACGACTGCCGCTGCGGCCTTGACGGACACGCACTGGATGCGCGCCAGCGGCGGCAGCTCGGTGACGTGCAGCACTATGCGCGCCATCTTCAGCTTCGCCTCATACGGGTTCCGGGGCACGTACGGGTAGCCGGTAACCATGAACGGGCCGATCAGGTATTCCGCGGAGTCGTCTTCCAGGACGCTGGCGTCACGCAGGCCGTCGACATAGACCTTGACGGTCGCGTAAAGGTTGGCCGGGTCGTGCCGGCGCCAGTCGGGCGGCTCATAGACGGCGACGATCCTGGCGCGGGCCAGCGGCGGCACGCGGCTAGCCTCGGCTGTCTCCTCGCCTTCCTTGCGGAGCTCACGCGTGAGTTCCAGCCTAGCCTTCCAGGTGCCGCGGTCGTTGGAGTTAAGCCAGCACCTGGGCTTGGGCAGCGTTGAACGGGACGGCATGGCAAGCGTCCACGTCCGCCGACTCGCCGCGATCATCGCATTCCTCCGACCGCCCGCCACTCGAACATGGCGTCAGACCACTCCCTGAGTTCGGGATCCCACCGCTCGTCTGGATCCGTCAGGTCCCCCTGCCTCCACGCCGCGTCGGGATCATCCATCGCCAGCAGTGTCTCGGTGCGCCACTTCAGCGCGTACTTCAGGCAGTTCGCGCAGTTCCCCGTTCCGTTCTTGCCGTGGCGGCACCCTGGCAGCGGGTCGTCCCGCCGTGCGCAGAAAGACCAGGCCATCGAGTCGCTCGACACAAGCCGGTGGCCGTACATGGCCAGGCCGTCTCTCTTCACGCCGAACCCGTGCAACTTCAGGGGGGCCAGGGAGATCACGATCTCGCGAGCCTCGGCCATGGCCTGACGGCGGCAGACTGACCCGAGTCCGATTACATCTTCCTTGGTCAGGTCGATCCCGTACCGCTCGTACAGGTCCGCGCACCGGTGGTAGGCGTCTTTCGTGTCCCCCTGGAGAACCAGTTTGATCGGCAGGTCCGCGCCCAGCATCCTGCACTCAACGAGGTTCTCCACCGTCCGGATCTGATGCTCGCGAACAGAGAGGTGGGTTCCGGCGAAATGCTGCCCGGCGAAGGTGCCGCCGTTAATCACGAACGGCTCGCACATCCAGTCCTGCGGAGCGGCCCAGACCATGTTCCCGTAATCGCGGTACCGGTAGAGCGCCTTGACGTATTCTGCCGGGCTTTCTCTCCATTCGCCATGATCGCGAAGCTCGGTAAAGCCACCGGAGTCGATCATGAACGGGCCTCTGGCACACACACCGGACTTCCGCTTCTTCAGCCGGTTGTGGCTGAGGCAGCACGGCACGTCAGTCTGTTCCGCCCACCCCGGCTGGTGAAAACCAGTGAAATGACAGTGCATCGTCATCGGCTTCCCCGGTAGATGCAGCCCGACGTGCAAGTTTCCCGCACCTGGATCATGCTCAGCGGCAGCACGGCGGCCAGGCGGTCCCAGATCCAGCGCGCCAGGTTCTCGCTCGTCGGGTTGCCCAGTCCTGCTACCTCGTTCAGGTAGCGGTGATCAAGTTGGTCATGCAACGGCGCGAACGCGTCCTTGATCTCCTGGAAATCCATTACCCAGCCGGCCTGTTCATTCACCTGACCCGACACATGAACCTCGACATGGTATGAGTGCCCGTGCAGGCGCCCGCACTTATGCCCGGCAGGAGCGCAGGGCAGCCGGTGCGCCGCCTCGAACGTGAACTCACGGTAAATTTCCATCACGCTATTCCCAGGTACTTGTGGGTCTGCATACTCAGCCGCCATTGGGGATGGGCTAGGCAGTAGTCGATCGCAAGACGCGTATTCGCGTCGCGATCAGGGCCGTCCATCGGCTGGAGCAGCAACTGCGGGAACCCTAGTTCCTCATACATTTCCGGAGTTGCCCCATTCTGCGGATAGACTAGCTTCAGTTCGTCACCATGGGTGAGCCTCAAAGGCGCTCCAGCTTTCGGGCTCACGCAGATCCAGTCCAGCGACGGGGGCGGGGGCGAGATCGTTCCATTTGTCTCCACCGCCACCTCGAAGCCCGACTTCTGCATCATCCGGACGGCGCAGTCATCCAGTTGCAGGAGCGGTTCTCCGCCCGTGCACACTACGAATGGCCTAGCCTGCTCATGATCCGCTCCTGCCCAGGCCCGGCTGATCGCATCCGCCAGTTGCCGTGCAGTGCCGAACCGGCCGCCGCCCGGGCCGTCTGTGCCCAGGAAGTCAGTGTCGCAGAACCGGCACGCGGCGCGATGCCGGTCCCTTTCGCGGCCGGTCCAGAGATTGCAACTGGTGAACCGGCAGAAGACCGCTGGCCGACCCGTGTTCGCGCCCTCGCCCTGCAGCGTGTAGAAGATCTCTTTCACCCGGTAGGTCATGAACTATCACTGCTGCCCATCCGGAACAGGATCTTCCGGATCCCCTCCTCCAGGGAAGTGGCTATCTCCGCGTGATAGGCCAGCCAGGGTGACACTGCTCCCGGCTTGACGACCGCGATTACCGGACGCCCGGTACTGTGCGCGTGGTAAATTTCCATGGGAGTGCCCCAGGACATCTGCCAGCAGTTGGCCAGCACGAAGTCGCATGCAAGGATATCCGCTTCGTCGGATTCCACGATCTCGGCAACGAACTCCCCTTCGCGTCCGCGGTAATCCCGGCGCATAGGATCCAGGCAGTTATGCGCTCCGATCCGCACCTTTACCACCTCGCGCCACGTAATAGCCTCGTCGTCAGTGCAGCCGCGAATCGGCCCCGCCAAGTAAATCAGCACGCCGGGCCCTCCATCAGCAAGCGGATCGCGCAGAAGGCGTCTGCGTCGCCCGAGGGCACCTTGAGGATCGCCGCACCAAAACGCTCCCGGTCGCGGGACGTATTGCTCCTTGCCGCCACCCGGTGCAACCGGAGCGCCTCGTTGGTATCGGGATCCAGCGAAGCCGGATCCCGGAGGCCGAGTTCAGCGAACCCCCGGGCACGCAGCAGGCACGAATCGCAAGTCCCGCAAGGCTGGCCTCCAGCACCTGGGTCGTAGCAACTGTGTGTCAGCGAGTAGTCGACACCCAGATCAAGACCGCGCCTGATAATCTGCGCCTTAGTGAGGCTGATCAGCGGAGCGTGGATTTTCAGTCGCTGGCGCCCCTCCACGGCCGCCTTCGTAGCCAGGTTCGCCATCCGCTCGAAGGCCTGCATGTATTCCGGGCGGCAGTCGGGGTACCCGCTGTAATCAAGGGCGTTGACACCGATGAAAACATCACTGCACTCCAGGGTTTCCGCCCACGCCAGGGCGAATGACAGGAAGATGGTATTCCGGGCGGGAACATACGTTACCGGGATCTCGTCACCGAGTTCCTCGGCACGCGCATGATGCGGCACGTCTATATCCGCCGTCAGCGCTGAGCCGCCGAACATCCTCAGGTCGATGTCAGCTATCGCGTGCTGTGCAATTTGCTGATCGGCCGCTACCTTCTGCGCCGCGTCCAGTTCTACGCCGTGGCGCTGGCCATAGCGGAAGCTCAGCGCATGGCAGCGATAACCCCCAGCTCCGGCGATCGCCAGCACTGTGGCTGAGTCGAGGCCTCCGCTCAGCAGCACCACTGCAGGCTTGTCGGTCATCTTGGTTCCCTCGTATTCTCTTGCGCACCTAGTTGATGAACTCATCGTTCGCTCCGTTTCCGCACGTAACCGAGCCGGAGCAGGTGTCTCGCCATCGCGAACAGGCTTCCCTCGCTGGCGCCGGTAGCGGGACCTGCCTGCATGTCAGCCACAAGCGCCCGGACAGCTGCTTCTCCCGGCTCGGGCCTTTCCGCCGGAGGGGGCGCGTCTATCAGGCCGCGGGCGGCCAGCACCCTGAAAACCTCAGCGTGCGCCGCATGCGCCTCCCGGCCGAATCCCCGGAAACTTGACAGGACCGGGAAGTCCTCCTGCGCCTCTTCCAGCAGTTCCCCGACCGTGTCCACCTGCGCACGCACCATGATGTGCTGCACGGATGTCGCGATCCTGGTCTGCGGCTCGCCGTCCCACAGCCGCGCGACCGGCCAGGCCCTGATGTTCTCGCTCATCGCCCCGCCTCTTGCGCGGCGCTGGGCGGAATGTCACTTATGCTCATTACCCGTCATCCCCAAAAAAGGACAGCTGGCGACCGCTATATATACCGCCGTCGCGAATCACCGGACTGATGCTGCTAAATGCCTTATTTGACCATAGTACCTCAGTGCGATTCGCCCAGGCACCCGCATTCTGTCCAGTTCCCGCCTTGAGCTCAGTCCGATGCCAGTCCGGGAAAAGGTCATTGTCATACAAGTCTGATGCATATCCAGACAACACCACCGAGGCCTTCGCTCCGCGCAGCATGCTTGCGAGATCACGATGGTCACTCTCACTCATCTGATGCCGGTACCCCCCCCGCCCTTCCGCGTGGATTTCAGGTAGGGCGGATCTACGTAGAGCAGCACATCAGCACTGCGTCCGTACCACTCGATCAGGTCAATCGCCGGGCGGCATTCCAGCGATACATGATGTATGCGTTCCGCTACCGAAGCCATACGCGTAACGTAAGAGCTTAGGTAGTCAGGCATGCCGAAATTAGATCCTGACGCCGTCACGAAGTGACGCCATCCGGTGCTGCACAACGTTCCTGCGCGACCTTGCGTGAGCCTGACCCAGACGCGGCGGGCGACTTCTAGTTCATCGGCAGGCGCCTCTACATCAGCGTCATCGAATTCACTGAGCGAATGCGGGGTCAGCGCGCAGGAGCGCGCTAGGTCTGCAGGGTGATCTCGCAGAACACGCCAGAACGTAACAAGAGCCTTGTCCAGGTCATTGACTGTCTCCATGTCAGACGGCAGCTTGCCCAGCAGCACCGCAAGCGATCCGCAGTAGGGTTCTACATAGTGGCTATGGGCAGGCAGGAGAGCAGCAATCCGGCTCGCGAGTATTGTCTTGCCACCAAAATAGATCAGAGGCGGCTTGAGGGGAACACCTCCAGCGGATGTCGTCGCGCTCCCGTCATTCATTGCGCCTCTTTCCCAGCGCCACTCACACCAAATGCGCCAGCACCCGGTCCGGGCAGGTCCTCGTCAAGCAGGTGCAGGCCGTACCCCCCGAGCATTCCGCGGATTTCCGTCAGGGCGTGCTGGCCGAGGCCCTTGTTCTCCGGCCTCAGCAGGTCCGCTGCTGAACGCCCGCTCAGCGCGCGGAGGGTGTAGATCCCCGCCTGGAACAGCGCCGTCTTCGTGCGGGTGCACAGGGCCGTGGCATAGGGGGAAAGGTCCAGCACATCCGGTTCCGGCACCAGGCCGTGCGCGGCCAGCACGAGCACGATCTCCGCTCCGGTGGCGCCCCAGAAGTCGGGAGCGATCTCGATCAGGTCGGCAACCGTGATGGCGCCGGCCTTCGCGACCGCTCTCTGTGTTGCCCGCACCAGATCCGTCCGCTCCCGGCCGGTCCACAGCGACCCGAACGGCCGGGACAGGATGTCATCGCTCATCGCCGTGCCGCCGCTTGTGCGGGATCCCAGGTGCCGTCCTCGCCCGAGCCCCGCGCTGGCGGGCGGCTCATATGCGCCGGGGCCATATCCACGAAGCGGCTGTAGTGGCCCTGGAACGCTACGGTCACCGTCGCCGTCGGCCCGTTCCTGTGCTTGGCCACGATCAGGTCCGCCTCGCCAGCCCGAGGCGACTCCTTCTCATAGGCGTCTTCCCGGTGCAGGAGAATTACGAGATCGCTATCCTGTTCGATGCTGCCACTCTCGCGCAAATCGGACATCAGTGGCTTCTTGTCGGTGCGCTGCTCGGGCCCGCGGTTGAGCTGGGAGATGGCGATCAGCGGCACCTCAAGTTCCTTGGCCAGGACCTTGAGCGACCGCGACATCTCGGACACTTCCTGCTGCCGGTTCTCTGCGCGCTTCGGCGACGACATCAGCTGGAGGTAGTCGACAATGACGAGCTTCAATCCGTGCTGAGCCTTCAGGCGGCGGCACTTTGACATGATGCCCGGCACGGTGATAGCGGGGGTCTCGTCAATGAACAGCGGCGCATCGGAGACCTCGGGCGACTTGTCCGCCAGGCGCGACCAGTCCTGGTCGGTCATCTGGCCGGTGCGCATTGAGTGGAGCAGGATATGGGCGTGCGCCGAGAGAATGCGCATCATCAGCTCATCCCGGCTCATCTCCAGGCTGAAAATGGCAGTCGGCAGGCCGTGCTTAATGGCTGCCGCCCGCGCCACATCTACTGCCAGGGTCGATTTTCCCAAAGCGGGCCGGCCGGCTATGACGATCATCTGGCCTGGGTGCAGGCCGTTAGTGAGCGCGTCCAGATCGGAGAAGCCGGTGGGAACGCCCTTGATCCCGCCTCCCCGGGCGACCATCTCCATCCAGTCCACGGTGCCGGGCAGGATCTCGGCCGCCGACTGGTAGGCGCTGGTGTCCTGGCCCTGGGCGACGGCCATCACCTCGGCCATGGACCGGTCAACGCGCGCATCGGCATCGGTGCCGGCCGCGTAGCCGAACTGCACGATGCGCGTGCCCGCCTCGACCAGGCGGCGGGAGACAGCGTGCTCACGGACGATGCGCGCGTAGTAGCCGGCGTTGGCGGCGGTGGGGACGGAGGCGATCAGCGTGTGCAGGTACGGCCCGCCGCCCACCCGGCTGAGTTCGCCGCGCCTGGTCAGCTCGTTCGCTACCGAGATCGCGTCTACGGGCTCGCCGCGGCCGTACAGGTCGAGGACGGCCTCGTGGATCAGCTGGTGCGCGGGCCGGTAGTGATCGGTAGGCCGGATCACCTCGATCACATCTGAGATGGCGTCCTCCGACAGCAGCATGCCGCCGAGCGCGCACTGCTCCGCGGCCACGTCATGCGGCGGCGTGCGGTCAAAGGCGTCCTCGGCCGGGCAGTCCAGGGTGACCGTCATGGTCCCTCCTCCAGCATGATCATCGCTTTCGCGGCAAGGCCTGCGACGCGGCGCATGTCTTGCCTGCTCGGGTCACCTGCGGTCATGACTGCGCCGCCTCCAGGACGAGCTCGAACTGCAGCGCCTCAACAGGCAGCGACCGGTGGAACCGGCGGGCAAGTTCGGCGGCATCCCAGGGCAGTTCGCCATCGACCCTGATCTCTCCGGCGAGCCAGGTGGTCACCATCCGGCTGACGGGGTACACCTCTACGTCCCCGGCCAGCCCAGGCACGCTGTCGGCGATAGCCAGGGACAGCGGGTTGCGGGTGATGGAGCCGCAGGCGCCGGCCGCGATGTGCGTCGTGGTCACGCTGACGGTGATCTTCATGCCGTGCACGCTTCCCCGGTGGCTGCTCCTGCAGGTCACCGGGATATCTCCCCGCGGCGCTGGTCAGGGCCTATAATCGGCACCACTGCCGCCATCGCGCCGATCCTGGAATTGATGCGCTCGCCCAGGTACTCCGGGAGGGTCGGTCCTCCCGCCCCGGGCTCACTGAGCGGCCCCTCCTCCGGACGGCGGGGCAGCAGGTTCGATATGAAGATCGTCCGCAGCACGTGCTGGTACCGGTAATCGACCAGACGCCAGAACGCCTCGCCTGTCCACTCAGATTCCTTGGCCACGCCGACATCGTCCAGGATCAAGAGGCCAGCGGTGGCAAGCGTCCTGTACTCAGCCTCGGGGTCGACGGCCGGACGGGGCCGCAGGCGTGCGTAGTAGTCGACCTGCGTCACGTACTGCCAATTGCACCGCAGACCGCAGGCCGCCAGACCGCGGATGGCGCCGAACGCCTGGTGCGTCTTGCCGCGGCCAGGCAATCCGAGCAGGAGCAAGGACCGCCCCCTGGGCCAGGCCGGGTACACGCCCCGGTGTGCATAAGCCTCGCGCACGCCCTCGCGCATCCAGGTGAGCACATCGTCCTCTTCAGGCAGGGCATCGGCGAACAGCGCCGGGATGCGCGCACGCACGATATCGGCGGTCTCGTCGTTGTACTCGGTCTGCAGGTACCTCGATACCCACTGAGCTTCTTCAGCGGGAAAGCACACGCTGTCCAGGAAAGCGTTCCGCCATTCCGTGATCTTGGTCATGCTGCCCCCAAGGGCTGTCTGTAGAGATTCTGGTCTTGCGGAGGTTCGTACGGAGTGTGCCTACTTCCGTTCGAGCGACGGTGTGCGTCCTGGCCGTGGAGTATGCGCTGGAAATTCTGCACCGACGGAAACACGTCCCCCAGTGCCTGCAGCGTGCTCTGCACTTCCTGGGGTGTCGCGCCGCCCTGAAGCGCGGCGAGGATTATGTTGTCGCGCAGCCCGGGGAACTTAGTTCCGACGATCGGCCCGCGGTGCTTGCACAGCTCCCACCACCACACCGCGATCTTCTGGGCTTGATCGAACAGGACCTGGTCTTCGGGTGTGCGCTCCTTGCGCCGAGACCTGGGCTCCGTTCCAGCACGGGATGCCTGGGTGTCCTTCTCGCCGTTCTGAGACGACGCAGTCGGCTCAGAACGGAACCCAGGTTGTTCTGAGGGTAGTTCCAAGGATGTTTTGGGTTGCATAACTGTGCAACCCACCCCCCTTGCATCTGATGCAACCCACCCCCCTTGCATTTCCGGGTCCTGCCCGTGGGTGGGTTGCAAAACTCCACCCTGTGCGACCTGGGCAATACCGGACGCAGGGTCACTGCCTGGATCAGCTTGGGCAGAGGGTTGCATAACGCCACCCTCTGCCACCAGCGGGGTCTCGCTAATCTTGTCCCGCCGGACTGCGGCGCTGGCCAGTCCGCCAGCGGAGCCGAACGATGCTGCAGCCATCCGTCCTGCGCTGGGCCGGTACTCGGCGGCCCAGCGCAGGCGCGTCTCCTCAGTCAGGGCGATGTCGTAGACGACGGGCCGGGACGCTGGCGGACGTGTTTTCCAGTAGTCCGAGATCGCATTCTGGTTGCCCTCGCGGAGCCAGCCAGTCTCCAGCAGTTGAGCGACATGGCGCCGTACGGTGGTCCTATCGCGGCGCGTCGATTCGGCAAGTTGTTTCGCGGTCGCCCAAGCGCAGTGGCCGTCGTCGTTGACGAAATCCGCATAGGTGATCAGGATGAGCTTGGATACGGGGTCAAGCGGAACTTTCAGGGCATACGACGTAACAGTCAGGCTCACGATGACACCGGACCTTCGTCATAGCGGTGCCCGTAAGCTGCCGTCCAGGCCTCGTTCAGCGCATGCCCGATTGCCTCGCGGACCACTGTGTCGTCATCTGCGATCCTGGCTGTCTCGCGCCGAAACCAAGCTGCTACTTCAGCCTCGGTCCGCATCTTCGACATGTTCGCGACGGTCCAGCGTATTGAAGCGGAGGCCATGGCGCCCTCCGCACTGAGCAGGACCCCCGATTCCCCGCTCACAAGCTTTCCGATCCGATCAGCGTCACGATCACGGTCCACATGGGTACGCTCTCCTCTGGAAGAAAGCCGGCCAAGCCCCGCAGAAACTCAGGCCAGTAACAGATTCCGGCCTGTAGTTACTCCCGGCCTGTGTTAGGATAAGGCATGTAGTCGGAACGATGCAAGCCCGGCCTGGAACCGGGCCTGATGGTCGTGTAGGCTTTAGTTGGGGCAAAACGATCATGTGGCACATTAGTGACGAGGAAGGTGAGCGGCGCTGATGACTGCGGTGACCGAAAATCGGCAGGGTCCGATCGCCGAGATCCTGGCAGCCCGTGAGCGCCTGGAGCAGGCGCGGACGCAGGGAACGGAACTCCGGCGCATCTATGTGGACCGATCGAAGGCGCAACTCGGCCAGAAGATCGTCGTCGCCCGGGTGGGCGGCACGAAGCAGACGCAGATCCAGGAAGAACTCGGCCTGAAGAGCCGCGACGATGTCCGCATCCTTGAGGTTGCGTACCGTAAGTGGATCGCAGAGCATCCTGACGACGACTTGCGCAGGGATGCAGACTGGCCGGCGATCCTGCAGCAGGCTGGCTTTCTGCAGATGGCCAGCTGACCCGGGTTTCATTTCCCCCACCCCCCTGGTCCGGCATAGGCGGCAGCGTCCAGCACAGCCTGCGCAGCCGTCTGTGCGGTGTCAAAGCACCGGCAGGCGTAGGGAGACTCATCGCCGACGGCTCCCTTGCAGCCGCCGACATGCATGAACTCACCCAGGATCCAGTCGACGGTCTCGTTCCACTCCTCGCCCTTCGCGTGCAGCATGTCCGCATAAGGGCGCATGGTCTCGGGGCTGGCCAGGGTGAGGTAGCGGGCGATTCCGGTAGCGCCCTGCCTGGCGTCGCCTTCGTAGCACTCGGCCGTCAGCGTGCCGTCAGCGCTCATCACCCGCTGCGGGTACTGGGCCCGGCCCTGGGGGAAGTACTGCCAGTACCCTTGCGGGACGATCCTGATGGCCTCATGCAGCAAGTCGGCGGCGCGCAGCATGATGTTGCGGTCGTCGCTCATGGCGTCCTCCTGGGCATGAACAGCAGCACGAGCAGAGCGTCAGCTGCCGCCACGATGGTGCCGATGAAGATCAGCGAGCTTGCCTGCGGCCCGTACAGGAACTCCAGGCCAGCGCGGGCCCACCAGATGACGACACTGCTCGCGATCACGATCAGGCAGGCGGAGCGGATGATGAACCTCAGCATGGCAGACCGCCAGTTCCGGCGATTGCGGCGAGGACGGCCTCGTTCCAGTCGTCCTCGGCCACCTCCATCGCCCACCGCAGGTGAGTGGCAAGCGGCTCATGCTCACGGCCCGGCCAGTTGTACAGCAGGTAGGTGCCGCGGCAGCAGCGAGGGCTGCCATTGCAGCAGCCGTGATGGCCGGGCATGAAGTCGATGACCAGCGGTGATCCGTCCAGGTGCCAGCCTGCCTCGCCGTACAGGGTGCTGTCACTGTTGTAGACCCAGTTGCCGATGCGCCTGCTCATGTCAGGCACCGCCCGGCTCTGGATGCCCGCAGCCGCCGCTGGTCAGCAGTTCCAGGGCGAAATCACGCGCGCCCGGCAGGTAAAGCTGGCGGCGACATTCCGGGCAGATGAGGACCTCGAAGACTTCCCAGCCACTGGGATGGACGGTAATCACGTCAGTCCTTGCGTGGCCAGGATGAAGGACAGCCAGATCAGCGAAGTGAAGGTAACAAAGAAGCATGCCCCTGCGAGAGACCTGGCGTACTCGATGAAAGTCGCCCAAGCAATCACATCGTCACCGTCCAGTCATCGCCGGTGCCCTTGCACAGCGATCCGTCCGTGCCGTTGTGTGCCACGGCCTGGTACGGCCGGGCCGTGGAGCCGGCCCCGGTCTGGCCGACCCCCTGGAAACAGACCGGGCAGCCCAGCACGGGCAGCCGCAAGGGTTCAATGGCGGTAATAGTGGTGGTTTTCATCTAGACTCTCCCTGGGTTTGCGATGTGCATGGCGTTACCAGCCCGGACCGTATGTTGTCACCGGGAAGGCGCCAGGGGTGCTCTGGTCCGCGTCGCGGTAGAGCCTCCATCTGGAGGGGGTGCTGCCTGGTGCGTGCACGGCCCACAGTTGCTGGACGTCGCAGGTGAACTGGCGGATGGTGCCGGGCGCCGGATGGTGCCGGCAGAGCAGGAACAGCGAGTTGGCGGCTGCCCGGAACCTGGCGGGCGGGATATGGCCGAGGGCGATGACGGATTCCTCGCCGCCGAGCCAGTCGATCCGGATGCCGCCGAACTCATGCCGCAGTCTGGGCGGCCCGGTTCCGGCCGGGGCGGTGTCCCAGGCGAGACCGCGCACCGCGGCCACCGGGCCGAGCATGTCACCAGCCTGCCGGACGGCGGCATCGAAGGCGGTCATGATGATGACCCCGCGCCGAGCAGGCCCTTGACGTCTCCCCAGAATGCGGGGGTCGGGGCGACCGGGAACTTGTCGCACCTCATCAGCGTCGCCCTGGACCCGCTGGCCGGGATGATGCGCAGGTGCACGGGCACCGGGCCGGGGTGGGCCAGCAGGATGCGCTTCAGGCTGGCGACGGTCTCCTCCTGTGCCTGCGCACAGCCGAGTGCGATGATAACCGGTTTCGTGCCGCCGGAGGTGTCCAGGATCTGCATGCTGTCCGCGCCAATGGTGAGCTTGCCGCGGTCAGAGAGCCGGCCGGTCACGCTGATCACGCGGTCTGCGGTAAGCGAGGGGCTGTACAGCAGCCAGGCGTCGCTGAAGAAGCAGATCTCGGTGGCAGCGTCCAGGTCTTCCAGGGTGATCACGGCCCAGGCGCTGCCTGTCTTAGTGGTCCTGCACTCGACCCCGGTGATCATCCCGGCGAGCCGGACGGTGCCGTCGGCGCGGCCGGAGGCGAGCAGCTCGCTGATCGTCATGTCGCGCACGGCGGACAGGACGTCCTCCAGGCCGTCGAGCGGGTGACCGGAAACGTACAGGCCGAGCATCTCGCGTTCGGAGGCCAGCAGCGCGGACCTGCCCCACTCCCCCGGCGGGACCGGGATGGCGAAAGGGTTCTCCTCGCCATCGAACAGCGATCCCTGGCCGGATGCCTTATCGCGCCGGGTTTCGGCCGCGTCGTTCATCGCCTGCTCGCAGATTGCCGTCAGGCCCTTGCGCGGCTCGCCGGATGAGTCGAACGCCCCGGCCTTGATCAGCGACTCGACGCCGCGCTTGCCGCACGCGCTGCCCGGCACCCGGCACAGGAAGTCGGGGAAGGAGGCGAACGGGCCGTCCTCCTGCCGGGTCGCGATGATGGCGTTAACCGCGCCGTCGCCGATGTTGCTGATGGCCGCGAGGCCGAACCGGACGCCCTCGCCGGGGACGGGAGTGAATCCGGCGCCGGAGGTGCTCACGTCGGGGGGTAGCACCTTGATGCCGAGCCGCCGGCATTCGGCCAGGTAGAGCCGGGTCTTGTCCTTGTCGTCGCTGACCGAGGTGAGCAGTGCGGCCATGTACTCGGCCGGGTAGTGGCATTTCAGCCATGCCGTCCGGTACGCGATCAACGCGTAGGCGGCTGCGTGTGACCGGCAGAACGCGTATCCGGAGAAAGGGATCAGGATGTCCCAGATGGTCCGGACGGCACCTTCGGAGTAGCCGCGCTCGAGCATCCCGTCGCGGAACGGGACGTACTCCCTGTCCAGGATCTCCTTTTTCTTCTTGCCCATGGCGCGGCGGAGCAGGTCGGCCTGGGCGAGCGTGTAGCCGGCCAGGACCTGGGCGATCGTCATCACCTGTTCCTGGTAGACCACCAGCCCGTAGGTGTCGCTGAGGACTGGCTCCAGGGCCTCGCCGAGCTCGGGATGGACCGGCGTCACCGGCTCCTGCCCGGCCTTGCGCCGGGCATAGCTGGTGTGAGCGCCCGCGTCCATCGGGCCGGGACGGTAGAGGGCCTGCGCGGCGGAGACGTGCTCGAACAGGTCCGGTTGTATGGCTACGATCAGCTCGGTCATCCCGGCTGACTCGGACTGGAATGTGCCGCACGTCTCGCCGCAGGCGAGCATCGCGTAGACAGCGGGGTCGTCCAGCGGCAGGCCCGCGATGTCGATGCTGACACCCCAGACGGTCTTGATGTGACGGACGGCGTCGGCGATCACGGTGAGGTTGCGCAGGCCGAGGCAGTCCATCTTCAGCAGGCCCATGTTGTCGACCGGCCCCATAGTGAACCCGGCGACGAGGGAGCCTTCCCCCTTTGGCCGGAAGACGGGGATGATGTCGATGAGCGGCTTGCCGGAGATGATCACGCCGGCGGCGTGCACGCCGGGCTGGCGGACCAGCCCCTCGATGCCCCGCGCGGTGTCGATGACGGTCCTGGCGTCGGGATTGTCCTGGTAGAGCGCGCGGAGCGCTGCCGCTTCGCGGTACCTCGGGTGGCTTTCCTGGAAGATCGCGTCCAGCCCGATCTCGGCGCCCCCGATGGGCGGCGGGAACGCCTTCCCGATCTTCTCGCCCAGGCTGTAGGGCAGGTCCAGGATCCGCGTGGAGTCCTTGACGGCCGCCTTGGCCTTCAGGGTGCCCAGGTTCATGATCTGGCACACCCTGTCCGCGCCGTACGTGCGCGTGATGTACGCGACCACCTCGCCGCGGCGGCGGTCCTCGAAGTCGAGGTCGATGTCCGGCATGGACACGCGCTCGGGGTTCAGGAAGCGCTCGAACAGAAGCCCGAACCGGATCGGGTCCAGCTCGGTGATGCCCATTGCGTAGGCGACGACGGATCCGGCTGCCGAGCCGCGGCCGGGGCCGACCGCTATCCCGTTGTCACGGGCGTGCCGGCAGATGTCCGCCACGACGAGGAAGTAGCCGGAGAACCCCATCCGGTCGATCACGCCGAGCTCGTACTCGATCCGCCCGGCGGGGACCTCGTTTCCGTACTGCCGCCGGGCGCCGTCCATGGTCATCGTCCGCAGCAGCGCGGTCTCGCTCTGGCCCTCGGGGACCGGGAAGGCGGGCATCAGGCTGCGGTGCTCGAAGACCTCGTCGTAGCTGGTGACGCGTCCGGCGACCAGCAGGGTGTTGTCGCATCCCCCCGGGACCAGTTCGTCCCAGTAGGCACGCATCTGGCTGGCCGGCTTGATGTGGTAGCCGGTCCCGTCGAACCGGAACCGGTCCGCGTCGGTGAGCCGCTTGCCGGTGGCGATGCACAGCAGGGCGTCCTGCGCCGGGGCCTGGTCCTGGGTCACGTAATGGGTGTCGTTGGTGACCAGCGGGGGCAGGCCGAGGTGGCGGCCGAGGGCCAGCAGGTCGCTGCGGAGCTCGCGCTCGGCGGTGATCCCGTGGTCCATCAGCTCGAGGAAGTAGTTCTCCTTGCCGAAGATGTCCTGGTACTGCCCGGCTGTCTTCAGGGCCTCGTCGTACTGCCCGAGCCGCAGCCGCTTGGGCACTGCCCCGCCCATGCACCCGGTTGTCGCGATGACGCCGCCGGCGTACTGCGCGAGCAGCTCGTCATCCACCCGCGGCCACTTGTTCGTGTAGCCCTCCGTCCAGCCGCGTGACTGCAGCCGGAACAGGTTCCGCAGCCCGTCAGCGCTGGCCGCGAGCAGGGTCATGTGCGTGTAAGCCCCGCCGCCGGAAACGTCCCCTTCGTTCTTGCGCCCCTCCGGCCCCCAGTAGATGGCCTTCTTGTCGTAGCGGGAAGCCGGCGCGACGTACGCCTCGATGCCCAGCACCGGCTTGATCCCGGCCTTGACGGCTGCGGCGTGGAAGTCGTACGCGCCGAACATATTGCCGTGGTCGGTCATCGCGATCGCGGGCTGCCCGAGGCGGGCGGCCTCCGCGATCAGCGGGCCGATCCGGGCCGCGCCATCCAGCATGGAGAGGTCGGTGTGCACGTGCAGGTGCACGTACTGGCGGTCATCCATAAGGCAGCTTCCTCGGTCAGCCAGGTGCCGCCGCACGTGGGCCACGCAGCCTGGGCGCCGTCGCGTGCGGCAAGGCGGGTGACGGGCGTCAGGCGCGGGTATTCTTCAGACCGGAGCACGATGTACCCCTGCTTCTCGGCGAGCAGGCGATCCTCGCCGTGCACGGCAATATGGTCGGCCAGGCACAAGGAGACCAGATTGCAGGCACAGTCTGTGTGGTCGCGCGGATCCCCTCCGTCTCCCTTGAGGCGGCGGTGGTGAATCTGGATGGCCCACGGCGAACCGCACCGGACACACAGTTCCTCGTCCCGCTCGCGGACCTGGCGGCGGACTCTTGGGGGGATCGTGTCGCGCCCGCTGGTCCGCCCAGCCCCCTGCCGTCCGCGACGAGCGGTCAGGGGGCTGGGCTCCTGGACTCCAGTACGGCCGCGCGCGGCAAAGCCCGCGCGGCTCAATGGAGTACCCCTGAAAATCTGCGGTCCGCGCTGCCGGGCGCCGCTGCGCTCGAGTCCCGTCTTGCGGGAGATCCCGGACCGCTTCACGCGCGCACCGCCCCGTACATAGAGCCGACCAGCTTGGCCTGGGCCTGCAGCCCGGACAACTGCCGCTCCAGCGCCGCTGCCGTGCGCTGAGCGTGCTTATACTCAGCCTCGGCGTCCTCGGCGGCACGACGGCAGTCCATGGACTCGATGACCGCCGTGTACTCCTTGTCCTTGATGGACCCGTCGGCCTGGGTGTAACTGATAGCCTTGGCGAGGTCATAGTCCCGGCGCAACTGAGCGGCCTTGCGTTCGGCACGGCTGATGACGCCGATACCGTTGGCAATCCGGGCGCAGACCTCGTCAATGGCGCGTTCGAGGTCAACGGGGTTGAGGACGTCATCGCTGCTCAGAGGCCTCCGCTGGATCTTCGCGGATGACCTCGCCCGGCAGCGTGATCACGGGGCTGGCGCTGAGGAGGTCGCCGTCGCTGTCGGTGTCCTTGCTCAGCAGGATGGCGAGCTCGGGGCTCTTGGGGACGTACTTGGCCAGCCTGCGGACAGTCGACTTGAGCCACATCTCATCAAAACTGGTGTGCCACGGCGAATCTCTCTTGCCGTTGCCCTCCGCCTTCTGGTACCCCTTCGAGTGCTTGTCCCTGATCCGCTCAGCCTGCTTGCGGGTGAGGAAGGAGATGTCGGACCGGCCGCCGTTGCTGTAACGGAGGAAGGCGTAAGCGAGGTAGGGGTCGTAATCGTCTACCTTCTCGTGGTCCGGGAAGTGCTGGAAACAGGGTTCGTCGCCCTTGACGTGGACGAGCCGGTCGCATTTGCGGACCCAGTCGAGTTCGACGCGCTCGACCTTGCCGGTGCGGTGGAAGATCTCGATGTAGCCCTGGTACTGGGGCACGAAAGTCGCGGTGTCGCCGTAAGGAATGATCGCGGCCTCGTTCGTGCACGGCATCAGCCCCGTCTGGGCGCAATCCAGGAGCGCGGCGAGCAGGCTCGGGTGCGAGCAGGCAGCCAGCCCCCGGGTGGTCTTCAGGCCGGTGAGGGCGACTCGCAGGAAGCTCTCGACCGGGATGAAGCCCGGCAGTGCGGCTTCGAATTCGCTCGCCATCGAGTCCAGCATCGCGCGGACGGGATCGCGCGGAGCGGTCTGCACGGCAACCGTGCCGTCTGCGCCGGCCTGGGCGGTATCGGCGGTAGCCGCGGCGTGGACGCGGTCGCTGAGTGTGCTGCTGCTGGTCATGCGGCGACTCCCCGTGGGATGCGAAGGACCCGGGCGCGGCAGGCCCGGTAGGTGTCAGGATGGTCGGCGGCCAGGCCGTCCTTGTCGACGGCGATCACGGTGCGCTCGTACTTGGCGGCTAGTTCCGGTGCGATCTGCCGGAGGCGCTCGGCCGAGAACGTGCCGTTGCGCGGCCAGGAGTAGAGCTTGTCCCCGTCCGGGGCGAGGGCGATCTCGGCGTCGGCGAGCATGACCTTGAGGCTGTTCTCGACGGTGCCGAGGGCGCCGGTGAGTCCGGTGATCTCTTCCTTGATCTCCTTGCGGCGGGCGAGGAGCGGGTCCACGTCCTGCCTGCTGAGGATCCTTACCGTCTCCGGGCTGCCGGCCCAGAGGTCCTTGACGAGATCGGTTACTGCCTGGGAGCCGTCTACGGGAGGCGGGTCGCCGGACAGGACGCGGCTCCAGAAGCGCTCGCCCATGATGGCGAGGTCATCGAGCAGGGCCTGGTCGCGGTCGAGGCGGTAGTAGCGGTCGTCGTTGCCGTTGATGAGCACGGCCACGTGCACATGACCGTAGCCGGTGACCAGGAGGTACCACAGGCTCTGGAGGGCCTCGCGGTCGGGAACGCCACCGGGGTCACCGGACTCTCCCCATTCGTGCGCCTTGCGGTAGGACCGGGTCTTGATTTCCAGGACGCAGGGCCCGTCGCAGCAGCCGTGGACCTGCCGGTCCAGGTTCGCGAGCATCCAGGGCACCTCGGCGTGCTGGATCATGCCGATCCGGCGCACCCGCAGCCCGGTCAGCTCGGCGAACCGGGCTGCGATCGTCGGCTCGTGCAGGTGCCCCCACATGGCGGCACGCTGCACGAAGTCGGGCACGGGCAGGTCGAGGCCGTCAAGCTCGCCGCGCTTCTCCAGGAACAGCTTCCAGGGCGCGTTGTACTTGTCCATCCCGAGCAGCCCGGCGATGTCGCTGCCGCCGATGCCCTGGCGGCGCAGCTGAAGCCATTCGGCTTCCGGCAGCCCGGCCGGGGCCAGCAGGATTCCGGTCGGCGTGACACGCTGCCCTGTCATGCGCCGCCTTCGCCGCAGAGCAGCGTCAGGACGAGCGCGGTGGCGTCGGCGACCTCGCCCTGGTACATGGTGCGGGCCTCCTGCTCGGGGTCTCCGTCGGCAGGGACCGTGCGGGCCTCGCGGAGCAGGAGCTGACCGTGCTCAAGGCGCTCGGCCTGGTCCATGGCCAGGTTCAGCTTGGTGAGCGCGGCGCGCAGCGCTGCGAGCAGGTGCTCGCCCCTGCGGAGCGCCTGCTCGCCTGCCTCGGTGATGCTGCCGGCGGTCGTGACCGCCGGATTGTGTGTCATGACGGCCATCGGTTCCAGCCTTCCTGAACGGAAACTTAGCAGATGCGGTGTCGGTTGCTGCGGAGCGAAACGGACACCGCGCAGCAGTTGACCTGGGGAAAAGAAGAAAGACTCAGCCGATGAGGGCTGAGTCTGATCCGAGCAGCTGGGCGGCCCGGGTGGCGCAGAAGGCGTAGAACTCGCGGAACTCAGCCGCGCCGCCCGTCAGGTAGCCGGGAACGTCGAACCCGTTGTCCTGGTCCTGGGCCACCATCTCGGCGGCATTCCAGGTGAATACGTCCCCGGCGATGCCGAGGGCCAGCGCGACGGCGCCGAGAGCATCGCCGTCGCTTGCGAGTTCCTCCCGGGGCACACCCCCGCCGTAGAGCAGGGCCGCGATCTCCGGGTATGTGAGGCGGTGACGGACGTAGAAGACGAGGCCGTCCTCGTCGCGCTCTACGCGGAAGGCGGGACTGTCGCTGACGCTGCTGGATGGCATGAAGCACCTCTCGGAGGATATTGACGATATGCGTCAAGTGCCTTACACCGATGACCGTACGCCTCCTGAGCGCGGGGCGTCAAGCAGTAACCTGTATTGTGTCAAGGAACTTACGAACCGGACAACCGAGAGGGAGCAAGGTGACCTCAGAGACGCCAGCTAGCGCAGACGCAGCGGACGAGGAGTTGCGGGCAATTAATGACCCCGAAGAGCGTGCCCGGCGGGCCGCAGACGTGATCGAGCACTGCAAGACCATAATCGAGGTAGCCACGATCGTGCGGGATGAAGCGATTCCCCTCCTGCACGCCGGCGGCATGAAGCAGGCTCCGATCGGCCGGGTGGTCAGGATCTCGCGGGAGCGAGTGAACCAGATCCTGAGGGCAGGGAGCCCGGTGCCCGGCCGTCTTTTCTGGGGGGCACCCGAGGGTCACCTGACGATCGCCCTCGGCGAGAAGAAAGAGGAGCCGAAAGATGCCAGCGGCGGCCCGGGGCCGGTCGTGGCGACAGAGGACATGCAGGCATTCGAGATGCTGCGCGAGATGCTGACGGGTGCGGACATCAGTGCTGACTACGAGATGATCGCGCCCCCTGGCATCGTGCGGCTGAACCGTGCTGGCCTGCTGGTAATCTGCGGTCCGCGGCTGAGCTCAGTCATTGCCCAGTCGGCAGAAGCCGACCCATTCCTCGGGTTCGGCAAGGACGAGGCGGGGTGGTTCCTGGCTAACCGCGATACGGGCGAGCGCTGGCATTCTCCGCTGGACGCAGGCGAGATGAGCGATATCGGGTACATCGCCCGGCTGCCGCGGCCTGACCAGAACGGG